TCTATCCGCTGCCGGTGGAGGTGATTCTGTGAACGATTATTCATCCAGATCTGTGGGCGCTGGGGAGTGGTCATCGGCCATGGCGATGATCCAACTGCAAAAGGATTACAAGGATGCGATCAAGAAGCTGGCCGAGCTGGACGCCAAAATGGCAGTGCTCTGGCAAAAGCACATGCTGGATCAAGGGGAAGCAAAGTGAGCGCCTTATCCGCAAAGTTTGCATTGCTCTGGAAGGCGTACAAAGGCCCCGAGCTAATTGCTGAGCACAAGTTCCACCCCACTCGCAAATGGCGTTTTGACTGGGCGATGAAGCAGGGACGTTGCGCCGTAGAAATTGACGGCGGTGTGTTTATCCGCGGCCGCCATAGCAGAGGCGCCGGGATGATGAAGGACGCAGAGAAAGGCCGAGCGGCCTGCGATCTTGGATGGCGGGTGTGGCATTTCACGTCGGCCTGCGTCACGCCGGCGGCCGTAAAGCAGACGGTCGAGTCATTCAGATTGGCCAATGCCCATCCTTTTCAGTCGAAGGGCTTGGCCAAATGAATCCCAAAAAACCCGATTGGCTTATCGAAGAGGAAGAAGACCGAAAGCGCACCTACATGATCGACGATGTAATGAGCCGACGGGATCAGGAACGGGACGAGCCGGAGGACGAGTCGTGATGCCTACGCGTGCTTTTCTATTTATGGAGACGGCCACGCTACGGGCCGAGAACAAGGCGTTGAAGAATTTAAAGATCGCCGTGCAACTGGGCGATATGACCGAAGCGCAAAAGCTAGCACGCCAACACGACGACGCCTGGGTGCGGCCTGAGGACACTTTTACGGCAAGCGGATTTGCACATGAGTCGAACGATTTTTGCGACGACGAGTAGTTGCAAAACCAAGAAACAACAACAAAGAAACCAAAATAGGAGAAACAAAATATGGCAATAATGGCATCACGCGGTGGAACATACACTCCGGCCCCCGAAGGGTCGCACGACGCAGTTTTCTGCGACGTGGTGGATCTAGGAATGGTAGACGGCACGTACGGCAAAAAGCATCTAGTGCAGGTCGTGTGGCAGTTGGCGGTGAAGATGGAAGACGGGCGGCCGTTTACTGTCTCACGTCGCTACGGCCTCTCGCTGCATGAGAAGGCGGCGTTGTACAAAGATCTGAAATCCTACGGCAAGAAGGCACCGCCGGCTAATCTCGATCTGGAAACGCTGATCGGCAAGCCATGCACGGTGCTGGTGGTGCATGCCGAGCGCGACGGCTCAACCTTCGCAAACGTGCAGGCGCTACTACCTGCCGGTGCGAAGAAGCTGACGGTGGATAAGGACTTCCTTCGCAAGAAGGACAGATCCGCAACTGGTGGCCCAGCAACGGTCATCGGAACTGATGACGGCGACGGCAACACGGTGCCGTTCTAAGAAACAGAAAAACCTAATTGCCGGGCTGGGTGGTCACGCTTTGTGACCACCCTCCTCCGGCAGAAAGAAATCCTATGAATTATGATCTATTGATTCGGTTGGTTGGAACTGCGGCGGTGGTGGCCTTGTTCGTTATGGCATGGCCAATCCTACGGAGCTGGAAGGACTAGTCATGGCAATGCTAGTCCCACCGGCTAAAACGGAATCCGCCCACTACTACCTTAAAACAGGAGAGAACTGCCACGGCACTCTACGGGAGGCTCGAAAGGTGGGCGCTTTCCCTAGCGTTACGACAATCCTCGGCGCTACGTTGGCACGCCCTGGGCTTGAGAATTGGAAGGTGGCGAAAGGTATTGAGAGCTCATTGACTTTGCCTAGGCGCGAGAACGAGCTGGACGCAGACTTCGTCAAGCGAGTCGTTCACGACATGGGCATCGAAACATCCGCGGCCGCCGAGAAGGGTACTGCGGTGCACGCCTTGGCTGAACTGGTGATGGCAAGAAAACCACGGCCATGGTTGTCGCCAGAAATGTTGCCATTTTTGTTTGCCCTAGAGAAGTGGCGCGATGAGAAGATCACGAAAGTTTACAATCAGGAGTTTGTCGTGGTGAACGAGCAGGATGGCTACGCCGGCCGGTGTGACATGACGGCGGAGCATCGCGACTACGGCACCGTGATCGTGGATTTTAAGACACGCGGCCGGAGCAAGCCGGTAGGTAAGAAGACGGTCGGCATTATTCCTACACGCGAAGGGGACATCCTACAGCTCGGCGCCTATCGCCACGGGACGTTCGCTGATGAAGAGGCGAGTGACGTGGTGTGCTTGTCGGTGCTGATCGACAACCAAACAGGCGAGATTACTGAGCACGCCTGGACGTGTGCCGAAGCGGTAAAGGGCTACGAGGTGTTTTGCCATCTGGTAGCGGTGTGGTGCTGGTTGAAAAAGTACGATCCAAGGGAGGTGGTATGAGCATTGAAATCTGGAAAGACGAATCGGTGTTGGAGCAGTTGGTCAACAAGATCAGAGCGCTCGAGTTTGAGCTGACGATTGCAAAGCGTGACCGTGACCAGGCGATGTCTGGAATGGTGGCGGCTGAGATTAGAGAGAACGAGCTGATCGATAAAATGAGGGTGGGGCTGTGAGCTTTAAGTTACGCAAGGGCGATACTAGGCCAACCATCCGGCGAATGTGGGGGCTGGCGAGGCGCCTTAGAGAAAATCTGTCACTGCCTAGTGCGCAAAAGTTAGCGGCTGAGTTTGAGTGCTCGTACAAAACCATCAGCAGAGACATCGATCTGCTGAGGGACTTTATGGGGTACGAGTTGCAATGGGACGCACGGGCGTTCCAGTACCGGCTGGCGGCCCCGCTACCAAAGGCGGTGCTATGAAGCTCAAAATTGTAGGCCGGCGCCTTTTTACCGAAGCGGGTTATCCGATGGGTGACCGCTTTTACATGCACGCAGGCTGGCCGATGTGCGGCTGGGGGCCGTTCGCCACGGATGCGGAAGCCGAGAACGCAAAGACGGAATGGGAAAAATACTTAAACAAAGACAAAACAATGAAGGGGAAAAAATGAGCCTCGCCCAACTAATCGAGCTGTTCGACGCACGGATCGTCGCCACATACACGCCGGCGCAGTACGCCAAAGAGTGCGCAAGGGCGAAGGCGGATCGGGTGCGCTGGGGAATGGGGCAGTGGTGAGTGTAGGAGCACCAACCCAGTCTTGTTTGTTTGGAGCAAACAATCAGATTTATTTTGACGCATCAATTCCTCGTCGAATTACTCAGGAGGATGTCGCAAATGAGCTTGGAATAGGAGTAACCACAGTTGATAGGTGCCTAAAGGGAGTCGGACATCCAGACACTATAGAGTCTGTAAAACAAGCAGCCGAAAGACTGGGCTACAAAAGGGTCTATAAATGGGCGTCAATTAAACAAGAATTTATTAAAGGACAGAACTCAAAAGGAAGGCCAGTTATAGACGAGCAGTCTGTTGTTATTTTAAGGAAAAGAGGAAAATCGGTAAGAAACATATCATCGATGAGTGGAATTTGCATAAAAAGAATTAAGCAAATACTTAAAATAAATGGAGAATCAACTGAAAATTTTCAGACAATAATAGGCTGCGATGGCTTATCTAAAGCTCAAAGACATGAAATTGAGATGCTTAAGAAAGAAAAGGGGTTAAGCAGCGAAAATGATCAATTTAAAATAAAAGGTTCTAAAACTAGAATATTAACTGCCCTTATTGTAAAAGAATACAAAAACGGACTTGGGATTGAGGCAGTTGCAAGAAAACTTGCTATATGCAAAAGCTTTGCACATCGCTGCGCGGGCAGAACAAGGGCTTATGTGGTTTATAAAAAAAGAAGATTATTTGGCAGAGCTAATCTTGCTAGATATACATCCTCATTTACTTATTCAAGGATTTACGCCAACGAAAAATCAATGCTTCCTGATGTAGAAAAGAAATTAATAGAAAAGTTTTCTAATGGGCTTATCAAGAAAGAAGCTCCCGTGGTAAGCACCTTTTACGGCAAAAAAACTAAACACCTTCGGGCGGATTTTGTGGTTGAACGAGAGAAAATAACTCCTCTTGCAATTGAGGTTAAGTATTCAACCGATAGTGCGTCCCTTAAAATGCTTTTTGGTCAAATTATGGTTTACAGATCATGTGGGTTTGATGTGCAGTGTGTTTTTCCGAGTGACGTGTTTCTTCCTCAATTTGCCAAGAATATTTTGATCGGGAACAACGTTACGTACTGGACTGTATGAGCGTAAAACGAAACGACTGGGCATTAAAGGTGCTGGATCGCGGGCTGGAATACCTTGCTGAGAATAATATGCGTCTGGCTAAGCAGCAGTTTAGCGTCGTGCGCCTTATCCTTAAAGAGCTAGGCGATCGGGCGAAGTTTTACAGAAAGCGAGACATGGAGGCTAAGAAGAAATGAATTTACCCCCAAAGACACAGGCTTTGATTTTAAACGGAGCGAGCAAAGGCGAGCGGAATACGACGCTGTTTAATCTATGCTGCCAATGGCGGGACTCTGGCATGACGCAGGACCGCGCCTACGACGAGGCAGAGGTCTGGGCGCTACGCAACGGCCTTGGCCATAAGGAAGCAGAGGGATGCATTCGTTCCACCTACACTAAGCCAGCCAGGGAGCGATGGGAGCCGCGTGCCTGCTACTCTCTCAACGGCCACAACGGATTGACGATCGTCAAAAACGATATGCCTGTGCCGCCTATGCCGACGAGTGTGGAAGAGACGCCGGTGGCCATGTTCCTTTCAGCGGCGTTCGACTTAGGCGAGAACATCAATATCTGCCGATCGATCAAAGACGGCGACCGCGAGCGGCCGGACGGCTCAGGTGAAACAAAGACGCGTGAGGAGTGGCTAGAATCGTTTAAGGATGATGGCCTAGCGGATTGGCAGGGCAGTGCGGTGGGTGTGTACGTTTCAATCAATCCGAACAACGGCAACGGGCGGGCGGCGGATAACGTGGTGCGGTGGCGGCATGTGTTGGTGGAGTTCGACGAATCGACGGTGGAGGAGCAGTGGGCGATTATTAAGAAGAGCGGCCTACCCACCACCTGCATCATTAAGAGCGGCGGCCGTAGTCTTCACGCCTGGGTAGAGATTAACGCGGAGAGTGCCGAGCAGTTTAAAGAGCGGGTGGACTTTATCTACAAGCACCTAGAGCACTCGAAGCCAGACACCGCCAACAAGGATGCGGGGCGGTTGTCTCGCCTACCGGGTGCGATGCGGACTGCCACTAACCAGCGGCAGGATCTGGTTGAGTGCGAGCGGCCGACGGTGACTTATGCCGAGTGGCGGGAGCGGGTGTTGTTTGGCGATATCCCCGAAGCCTATTGCTGGGATAAGTTAATCAATTTTAAGGAGACTGACGATGTGACTACGCTACTGGGGCGGCGTTGGTTGTGTGCCGGCGGGTCGTCGCTGTGGGTAGGGAGCAGTGGCTTGGGTAAGTCTGTGCTTTGCTTGCAGGCCGCTATCACTTGGGCGCTGGGCAGATCGTTCTTTGGAATCAATCCACGGCGAGAGCTCAAGTCGATTATCATCCAAGCGGAGAACGACGAAGGCGACGTGGCGGAGGCGGTGCAGGGGATTATGAAAGCCATGGCGCTCACTCCACAGGAGATCGAGACGATAAAGCGGAACGTGGTGATTGTGCGCGATTGCACCAGCACCGGCGCCACGTTCGTGGATCGCGTAAGGCGCCTAGCTGAAAAGCATAAGCCTGATTTAGCCTGGGCTGATCCGTTGCTGGCCTTTGTCGGTGGGGATCTATCGAGCCAAGAGACGGCCGGCGGCTTCCTGCGTAACATGCTCAACCCTTTAGCCATGTCGGCGGGCTTTGCATGGATGCTGATGCATCACACGCCTAAGCCTACCCGCGACGGCACGGGTTATGCTGGGCACGACAAAGCCTACTCAGGCTTTGGATCTAGTGAGCTGACCAACTGGGCCAGAGCGATCCTAATGCTGTCGCCTTGTGGCAAGGACGAGCAAGGCGTGGACTTATACAAGCTCGAGGTTACCAAGAGGGGCAAGCGATCTAATTTAACGCCGAGGGGCGTGGTGGCGTGTAGCACTGTCCATCCGTACGTGCACCTGCGCCATTGTACTGAGGGCATGGCATGGATCGAGGCCGGTGAGCCTGAGAAGAAGTCGGCAGGGCGACCGGAGTTGCATGTGGACTTTGCGGACTATTGCGATGTCCTTAAAGCAGGGATATCGGCCGGCGATCTACAAAGTCGCATCAGGACCAAATCAAAGGTGGGTGAGACAAAAAGCAGAGATACCACTAAGGAGTGGGAAGCGGACGGATTGATCAAAAACATTGGCACTGATAAGGCCAAGAAATACGTGTTAAATGACACCAAATAAACCTATCGATACTTATTATTTTCTATCGATGGAAATAGGTGCATCGATGATGGATGGTTATCCCCCCTTTAAGGGGATAAACACCCATCGGATGCTTAGTTTCCACCCATCGAGCATCGATAGGGGTAATTTCCGAGGATCAAAATGATAGACCAACAAACACTAGAAAGGATGCCTTGCGG